GCTTTTTAAAGGGTAATACAACAGCAACAGACCAATCAAGAGTTGCATTAACAAGACTTGCTAATTTTGGCGGAAGTGCAGTTTCTGGTGCAACTAGAATGGCATTACAAACAGCCCCTAATCCTAATGTCCGTGCTATATTTAAAGCAGTGAGTCTTAGAGAACCAGCATTTACATTTAAGTTGATTCCAAAAAGTAAAAGAGAGTCCGAAGAAATAATAAAAATTGTAGACTTTTTCAGAGAAAATATGTATCCAGAAGAAATAACAGATAATATTGCAGGCACGGATATACCTATTGGTTATAAATTTCCAGACTTATTCAGAGTTAAAATTTTATATAACAATAGAGAAAGACGCGAACCTGTGATGAAATATAAAGACATGTATCTTAAAAGTTTTTCAGCAAACTTTAATAGCAGTGGAATGGGATTTCATGAGGGTGGCGATTTTTCTGAAGTAGATATAACAGTGAATTTCATTGAATCAGAAACTTTAAGTCGAAACGATGTTAGAAATCAAAGAAATGAAAATAGACGTGGATTTATTCCATTCGCTAATCAAGGAATAACATAATGAGTTACTTTAGACCATTTCCTACAACATTATATAAATTTGGAAAAGAGACTCATGATACAGTCATTCAAAATATTAGCGCATATTCGGATATTTTAGATCACGTTAAAGAAAATAATGTGACTTATGAAAAATATGAAATATTAGAAGGAGAAAGACCTGATACTCTATCTTTAAAATTGTATGGAAGCACAGAGTTTTATTGGACATTCTTTTTCATGAATGATCATATTAGAAAGAATGGATTTCCCATTTCTACTAATGAAGTAACGAAATGGACAAAAAAACAATTCAATGATACTGTTCTAGTAACAAGAGATTTATTTTTTGATAAGATGTTGAGCGGAGACACAGTAGTAGGACAAACTTCAGGTACAGTAGGTGTGATAGAGCAAAGGCAGCTTGATCTTGGTCAAATTGTAATTCAAGGAAAAAAATCATTCTCAACTACTGGAGAAGTTATACAAAAGCAAGGCGATCCCACACAGACTGTAACTATTCAACCCAGTGATGATAGATCAGAACATTTAGCTTTAAGACATTATGTAAATTCTGAAGGCAATCAAGTTGACGTTGATCCTACAGTAGGAGAACCAGGAATATATACAGAAGTAACAAACCTTCAACACTATATCAATTTGAATAATTCAAATAAAATTATAAAGATATTAAAAAGAGAAAGTGTTTCTCAAATACACACCCTTTACAAAAAATCATTATTGGCAGTCTAATGGAATCGAGAATAAAAGATCCAGTTAATGCTACGGATTATACGCTTGTTAGCTTGAAAGTATCAAGTGATAGAATGACTAATTCAAATAAAGAGATTGAATTAAAGGGAGTTTCAATTGAAATTAACATATTTGAACATTTGGAAAAGCCATACTTAACTGGAACAGTAGTTATATTAGATAATGCAGATTTAAATAGTACTGTGGGTTTTCTGGGTTGTGAAAAAATGACAGTGAAAATTGCCACAGATAATGATAGTCTTACTACAATCGAAAAAGTTTTTTATATAACAAATGTTGCTAATAGTATTCAGGCCAATACAAATAATAAAATTTTAGTACTCGATATTTTAGAAGATATAGCTTTTGTGTCAAGACAAAAAAGAGTTTCCAAGTCATATGACGGAACACCAAATATGATTATTAAGAAAATGTTGAATGAGCATCTTAAAAGAAAATTGCGCGATATTACTATATCAATTCATACTGATGGACCTATGAGAGTTGTAGTGCCAAATATGACTCCGCTTCAAGCATTATCTTGGATTAAAGATCGTGCTATATCTGAAAATGGATTACCATTTTATCTTTTTTCAACTATCTGTGATGATGATATTAGATTTTTAGACTTAGAAAAAATTATGGAAAATCCTCCACTCAATCAAGATGCTATGCCATATACTTACAGTAGTGCGTATGGAAGTAATCTCAGCAAATTTAATAAATTCGTACAGTCTTTCATAATTCAAGGAGTTAAAGCGTCTAGCAAAGTTAATCAATTGCAATTTGCCCAAGAAGGATTATTATCTTCAACTTACGACTATTTTGATACTACTGTGGGATTCTCTAGTGAAGAAAAGCATAATATTGATGAATTTTATAATGAATTGAGAGAAAAAAATATTATAAAAGTAAATCAAAGTGAGGGTCTGATCGATAACACTTCTATAGTTGATGATAAAAAATCGCATGAATTTGATACAAAACACATATCTCAAATAATAACAGGCAACACATTTAGCGATGGTGTATTCAATTATTATGAATCCAAAGACCATTCATTTAAAGCTAAGAAAAAGTCAATAAATAGATTGATGCAAAAAGATGCTATTGATATTACTGTCGCTGGTAAAAATTTTCTAAGCAGCGACAAAAACGTTTCAATTGGTAATAATATTCTTTTAAAATTTATGAGTAGTATGGATCAATTAAACTTACAAAATACGACACCGGAAGAAGAATATATTGATCATAAGAAAAGTGGAAATTATATGATATATGCTGCAAGACATATTTTTTCAGGAAATAGCTATAACGCTGTTCTGTCCTGTACTAAAATATCAGAAAAGGTAGCTAATTCATGAGTATTTCTGGAGAATATTATGGAGATAATTTTAGATGGTTCTTCGGTGTTGTTGAAAATAACAATGATCCATTGAAATTAGGTCGCGTTCAAGTTAGAATTCATGGATTACATTCTCAAGACTTGACTGATATTCCTTTGAGTAGTTTGCCTTGGGCACAAGTTGTACTTCCTTCAACAGAAGGTGGTATATCTGGTATTGGTAGAATGGGCAAAATATTGCCTGGAGCACAGGTATTTGGATTTTTTATGGATTCTAAAAATTCTCAATTGCCTATGGTAATAGGATCATTTCACACAACAGAGAGAAGTTTACCTAATACATATAAATCAAATGGAAATACAAGTAGTAAAGCCTTAGATAATGGAGAAGATGGTTCATCTTATACAAGATTAGCTGGACATCCTTCAGGTAGTACAATTACTTATAACGGTAGCGAATTAACAGGTTCAACTACTGGAGAACAATGCTATAATTTTTATCTTGCTAATGGATTTACTCCTAATCAAAGTGCAGGAATTTGTGGCAACTTTGCTGCAGAATCTAATTTAAAACCAGATGTTTTAAACCCGAATGATCTAGGAAAACCTGCATTTGGATTAGCTCAATGGAGAGGTGACAGACGAGCAGGTCTAAAAGATTTTTCTTCAGATCATGGTCTAAGCTATAGAACATTAGAAGCACAGCTTCTTTGGTCTATGCACGAATTTAGAAATGCAGAAAAACGCGCATACGGTAAAATAATTGCAGCGAAAACTTTGAAAGAAGCCACATACGCTGTAGAAAAATATTATGAAAGACCTCAACCGGGAACATTTAGTAAGAGGTATAATTTTGCTAGGCAAGTATTAGAGAGGTATTCGCAATGAGTTTGAAAGACACTATAGGCTTTGAAGAAATGCAGGGAATGATTCGTGATGCTTCAAATCTTTCTAATATATCAGGATTTAAAGATTTAGCTAAATCTAAAGCCAAAGAAGCTTTAGATGTTAAGTTAAGTTCTTTGGGAAAAAATGTTGGAGAAACTTTAAGTGGAATTCAATCACTAACTTCTGAATATGATGGAGGAGATATAGCGACAAAAGTTAGCACCGGAATTGCAAAAATTACAGGAAGCGTTCCAGGTTTTGAAGATTTGCTAAAAGAAAAAATTACAAAGAAAAATACTATTTCAGCAATAACTGGTATAGCTTCAAGTGCTATAGACGAAGTATCCGAATTATCTGAAATTATATCTTCAGCATCTCCCAAATCTATAGCGTCTAATCTTCAAAGTATTACAGGTAAGGTGCCCAATGTAAAAACCCTAATGAGTTTAGGTGTTGATGCAAGTGCTTTCGAATCTATAAAAGGTTTAGTTGAAGATGTGAATGAAGTTAAAGATAAAGTTAGTAAGATAGAGAACGAATTTCAAGACGTATTGGACAATTTTTCTAGTAATACAGAAAATATCTTGGGTCCTTTTAAGGGAGGTACATTAGATAGAGTGATAGCAAATACAAATAATGTTATTTTGAATGAGGTCAACTCTATATCTAAAGGTATTTTAAAACCTCTTGACCAATTTAATGCTGTTCAATCCGTAATTAATGGTGATAAATCTGCTGTTGCAAATTTAGTGATGGGTAAAATATTAGAAAAAACTCCAAATATTCCTAATATAGCAGATATTGAGGCGCAAATATTTAAATTAGATCCTTCAATTGCTAATATGATAAGACCAGAAATTTCGTCTATAGATTTTGGAAATAGGACAACTCCAGTTGTAAATAATTCCTCACAAGAAAGTAAATGGAAGGGTGCCGATACTGACATTTGGAATTATACATTCACTTTCGTTAATTCATATGAAGAATTAGTGTCCGATATCAGATCATCCATAAGACCTATCACAGAGATTGTTGTTCATTGGACTGGAAACTATGTAGACCAAGGTAATATTGGTGCTAAAGAAATACATAACTGGCACACACAAGATGGATTTACGGGTTGTGGATATCATTATATTATTAAAAGAAATGGCGATTTGCAAAGGGGTAGACCTTTAAATAAAGTTGGTGCTCACGCAGAAGTCAATGGACATGACGAAAATAGTATAGGTATAGCTTTAGTTGGTGGATTTAACTGCGCTTCGGGAACTAGAAATCCTAATAAGTATTTAAGTGCAGAGTCAATTA